GTATAATGTACCCTTTGAAAAGTTAAATGATAGGGATAAAATCGAACAAGTGTGCGTTGATGCCTGTAAAATCGAAGGTTTGAAGGTATTAAACACTTATACTCATCAATTTGACCCTTATGGGGTGACTTGTACCTTAACTTTAGGTGAAAGTCACTTTTCTTGTCATACTTGGCCAGAAAAAAACTGTGTTGCATTTGATATTTTTACTTGTGGAGCGAAAAATCCACGTTGTGTTGCCTTTTGGGTGCTTGAATACTTTGATACTGATGATTATGTAATGAAAGATTATGCGAGATAGGGTATAAATAAATCTAAAAGCATTAATAATGGCGATTCAACGCAAATCAAGAGCATTTAAGGATATTAGTCTGTCTTTTTCACCACACCCAGTGACAAAAGACCTTCCTGTGCTTGTAAATGAGCGAGCAGTCATAAGATCAGTCAGGAATTTGGTTGAAACAATACCTACAGAAAGGTTTTTTAACTCTCTCTTAGGTACAGACATTCGTGATACTTTATTTGAAAACTTTGATCGTGCTCATGTGATGATGGTTGAGGAGCAGATTCGTGAAACATTGAGTAATTTTGAACCAAGAGTTAGTCATGTTGGTGCTACTGTTAAAGCTAGACCTGATGACAATACATTTAATGTAACTGTATTTTTTGATATTAATGGTCTAGATATACCAACACAGTCATTTTCCTTCATTTTAGAACCAACGAGATAATATGCCCTTTACACAGTTTACAAGTTTAGACTTTGCAGAAATCAAAGCACAAATAAAAGATTTTCTTCGTTCAAATTCAAATTTCACTGACTTTGATTTTGAGGGTTCTAACTTCTCAGTTATACTTGATACTTTAGCGTATAATACTTATATCAATTCATTTAACGCAAATTTAGTTGCAAATGAATCATTTTTGGACTCTGCGACTATAAGAGAGAATGTAATATCTTTAGCAAGAAATATTGGTTATGTACCCCGTTCAAAAACCGCTGCAACAGCACAAATAAGAATTTCAGATATAAATGTAGGTCCTACAAACGATAGCACTACAAAGTTTTTAACACTCCAATCAGGATTAATATGTGTTGGTGCTTCAGAAAACACAACATATCGTTTTTCACTACCAGATAATATTACATCAACTAGAGTTAGAGATGTAGGTGGCACATCATTTGCTCAATTTGATGAACCAATAACAATATATGAAGGTACATCACTTCAAAGAGTTTACCGAGTAGATACATCAATAGATCAGAGATTTATAATTGATAGTCCAAACATTGATAGTTCTACAATAAGAGTATTTGTATCAGGACCATCTGACGTTACAATTGGAAGAAAATATAGTATGGTTGATAATATTTTGAATATTGATAAAAATTCAGAGATATTCCTTTCACAGGAAGTTCAAGATGAAAAATATGAAATATTATTTGGTGATGGATTATTCGGACGTAAATTAGAACATGCTTCAACAATTACTGCCAAATATATTGTGACAGAGGGCGAAACTGGTAACGGAGCATCTAATTTTAGTTTTCAAGGAACATTTGTAAAAAGTGATGGAACAATATTTACACCCTCTGATAGTGTCGTAGTAAACACTGTTTCAAACGCTTCTAATGGTGCTGAAGTTGAAGATATATCATCTATTAAGTATTTTGCTCCAAGACTATATTCAGCACAATATAGAGCAGTTACACCAAGAGATTATGAAGCAATAATTGGTACAATTTTTCCCCAAACAGAATCTGTGGCAGTCGTAGGTGGAGAGGAATTAGATCCACCTCAATTTGGTAAAGTTCAAATAAGCATTAAACCAAAAAATGGTACTTTTGTATCAGACTTTGACAAATCTCAAATAAAAAATAAATTAAAGAATTACGCTATTGCTGGTATTAATTCTGAAATAGTTGACTTAAAAATACTATATGTGGAAGTTGATACGACTGCATATTATAATCCATCACAAATTGCATCAGCAACAACATTAAGAACTTCTATTATATCATCATTAAATTCTTATGCTAAAAATGTAGAATTGAATAAGTTTGGTGGTAGATTCAAATATAGTAAAGTTAATAGCTTAATTGACCGTGTAGATAATGGAATTACATCAAACATTACTAAAATTATAATAAGAAGAGACCTAAAAGCATTATTAAATCAATTTGCACAATATGAATTATGTTATGGTAATAAATTTAATATAAATCCTGCAGGATACAATATCAAGAGCACAGGATTTACAATTAATGGTTTTAATGACACTGCTTATATTACTGATGTTCCAAACAAAAACACAGTAGGATCTCTAGATGGTAGCAATATGGGTACTCTCAGTATCGTAACGAAAAATAACAAGGGTGAACAAAGAGTTATTGTTAAAGATGCTGGAGTCGTTGATTACAAAAAAGGAGAGGTAATTCTAAACACTATTAATATAACGTCAACTGTGAATCAAAATAACATAATTGAGGTTCAGGCATTTCCTGAGTCAAATGATGTTGTAGGTTTGAAAGATTTATATCTTGATTTTGACGTATCGAAAAGCACAATAAATACTATTAAGGATGTAATTGCTTCAGGTGAAGATGTTTCAGGAGTTGTATTTACTAGAGATTATTACACATCAAGTTACTCTAATGGAGATTTAGAGAGGAAATAATTTATGTCTCAGATTGACAAAAGAATAAAAGTCAATACTATTATTGAAAATCAGTTGCCCGAATTTGTGGTAACTGATTTTCCAAATGCTACTGAATTTTTAAAACAATATTACATATCTCAAGAATTTCAAGGTGGCACTCAAGATTTAATTACAAATTTTGATCAATATTTAAAAGTTGAAAACTTAGTTCCCGAAGTAGTTGTAGGTGTTACAACGATTTCTGCAGGAATATCAACAACCGATACTACTATAACAGTTCCTAGTACTAAAGGTTTTCCATCTGAATATGGTTTACTTAAGATAGATGATGAAATAATTTCATATACAGGTATAACTTCAACAACTTTTACAGGATGTATTCGTGGTTTTAGTGGTATTACTGGATATAATGTTGGTGTTTCTTCTTCATTACTTGAAATAAATCGTGAGAGTTTAAAGTTTGACGAGACAACAGCAACATCTCATACATCAGGTTCATCTTTAACAAATTTATCAGTATTATTTCTTCAAGAATTTTTTAAAAAGTTTAAGAAAACTTTTTTACCTGGATTAGAAAACAATAATTTTGCAGATGATTTAGACGTAGGTAATTTTGCAAAGTTTGCTCGTTCATTTTATCAATCAAAAGGAATTGAAGAATCAATAAGAATTTTATTTAAAGTATTATATGGAGTTGAAGCAAGGGTTCTTGACTTAGAAGGCAATCTAATAAAACCATCTGATGCTGAATTTATACGTCGTGAAGTTATTGTAGCAGATTTAATTACTCCAACTGGTGAACCACAGAACTTAACAGGACAAACAATATTTAAATCTACTGATACTTCTACAAACGCATCCGTATCAGAAGTTGAAATAATTAAAAGAGATGGAAAAAATTATTTTAAACTTGCTTTATTTGTTGGATTTAGTGACCGTGACCTGATTGAAGGTGTATTTACTGTTCCTGGTAATACAAAAATACTAGATCAAGTATCTGTTGGTTCATCAATTATACATGTTGACTCGACTGTTGGTTTTGGAACTACTGGAACTCTTACTAGTGGTGTTAATTCAAATATTAATTATACTTCAAAATCAATAAATCAATTTTTTGGATGCAGTGGAATAGGTGTGGGATTAGGTACTGCAAATGATATTAGAGCAAATGAAACTATTTTTGGATATGAAAATGGTGATTTATCAAAGAGAATTGATTTAAGAATTACTGGTGTATTATCTGAGTTAGTTCCAATAACTGATATTAGTTTAATTAATGAAGGAGAAAATTTCTTTGTTAAAAATATTGGTGAAAAAATTGAAAATGATAATGAAAATTATAAACAAATATTTGCTAACTCTTGGATTTACAATACAAGTTCAAGATTTCAGGTAGACATACCAGTTGGTAGTTCAACTTTTACTTTAAGAACTCCGATTGATAAATCATCTCTTAAAATAGGTGATAGATTTGATATTTTAAAAAGAAATGAGCAGGTTGTTGCTGGAAGTGGTCAGGTTGCAAGTATTAATATAGGATTGAATCAGATAACAGTATCAAATATTGCAGGATTTACTCAAGACGCAAATCAATTATATGATATTCGTAGAAAGGTAGAAAAAGCATCAAGTACAGGTGTAAATATTGTTCAGGGAAATGATCAAATTATTGCAGATACATTAAATGTGTATACTGATGGTAACACTGATGGATATGTTGCTTCAAACTCTTTACCAAGTTATGACATTACCACTAATATAGTAGAAGAAACTCTTGTAGGAGGCACTGCTTCTGGATTAGATGGATTTAACCCATTAAATGATAGGTATAGTTTTATTAATTTTAATATTAGTAGAAATATTAAATTTATACAGGGTGATGCAGTTACTTATCTACCAGAGGGAGATGGATTAATAGGATTGGATACAGGTAGAACCTATTTTATTGATCCTGTAATACCAAATGATCCAAGTCAAGATATTACAAAGATAAGAATATTTAATTCTACAGCACAAATTGGATCTGCGAGCACTGTTCAAGTAGGACCTACGACATCAACAACTGATGTTCATCGATTTGTGTTAGAAAAACATAAAAGTAGAGTATTAGAAGCAGATAAGATATTAAGAAAAATTCCTCTTTCTCAGAATTTATTTGTTAGTTCAAATCAAGACATACCCACAAATGATATTGGTATATTGATAAATGGTGTTCAAATTCGTTCACCTATTTCAGATAATCAAATATACTACGGACCATTAGAATCAATTGATCTATTGAATGGAGGAAGTGGGTATGATGTATTAAATCCTCCAATAGTTGGTATTGAAACAAGTAGTGGAGTTGGTGCATCCGTTGAACCAATTCTTCAAGGAACTGTTAAAGAGGTATTTGTAGATCCACAAGAGTTTGATATTGAATCGATTCAAAGTATTTCACTTACTGGTGGTAATGGAAGTGGATGTTTACTACAACCAATATTAGGTGATAGAAATAGAGAATTACAATTTGATAGTAGAGATGTATTTTTTAATGGTGGTGTAGACATTGTAAATGAAACAATCACATTTAAAACTGAACATAATTTAGATAATGGTCAAATTGTATATTATGGTTCAAACGGTAATTCACCTATTGGTATAGGTACTGCTTATGACCCTGCAAATATTGTCGCAACAACATTATCAGATGGTTCTCCATATTTTGTAAGATCAGTAAATCCAACAACTGTTAGAATATTTAATAGTAGAAATGATGCATTATTTGGCACTGCAGGTATAAACACTGTAGGATTATCAACTGATACATCAGCAAGTGGTATTCATAAATTTAGAACTGAAAATAGAAAGACTTTAGTTGCAGTCAAAGTGTTAGAAGAAGGTTCAGGATACACACATCGTAAATTAAGAGTAAAACCAACAGGTATATCTACATCATTAAATGTGGTTACATTTAAAAATCACGGATTTGAAAGTGGTGAAATTGTTGAATACTCTGCAGAAACAACAGCAATACAAGGTTTAAGTACAACATCTTCATATTATATAAACAAGTTAACAAATAATACATTCCAATTAGCTGATGCTGGTGTGGGTGGAACTTCAACAGTTGATTATGATAGAGGAAAATATGTCGATTTCACATCTTCAGGTGAAGGTTTTCAAATATTTAATTATCCTCAAATAAAAGTAAATGTTGATGTATCTTATGGTTCAACAATTACAGGTAAAATTGTAATTACCCCTGTAGTAACAGGAGAACTAATAGGTGGATATCTTTATGAAGAAGGTACAAATTACGGTTCTACAATTCTTGATAAAGAAGTTATACCTAAAGTTACTATTGAAAATGGAAAATTTGCAGAATTTAAACCTATTATTGTAAATGGTAGAATTACTGATGTTGCTGTTGTAAACAGAGGTAGAGAGTATAATTCATCACCTGAACTTAAAGTAATATCTACAGGCACTGGAGCAGGTGCTGTTGTACGTCCAGTCATTGAAAATGGTCAAGTAATCGATGCAATCGTTACTAATACAGGTATCGGATATAGTAGTGTTTCAACAGAGGTTAGAGGATTCTCTAGGGGTTCTAATGGAGCATATGCTGCTAGAGTAAGAAGTCTAACATTGAATAATACACATAGATTTGGTGATTCATTCTTATCATCAAAAGAGGATTCTCTGAGATTCAGTATATTAGGTTATTCACAAGATATTGCAAATAATTTTGAGAACACATTCAATGTTACATCAAGTGGTGAATTTAGTAATATAATTGGACACTCACCAATAGTTGGATGGGCATATGATGGTAATCCAATATATGGACCTTTTGGATATTCAGATCCTGCTAATATTAACTCTGATTTGAAAATAATTACACCATCTTACATAACTGACATTAACAGAGTAACAAATCGTCCACCAGGATATTCGGCAGGATTCTTTGTTGAAGACCATGTATATAATGGTACAGGTGATTTAGATATTCATAATGGAAGATTTGGAAAAACACCAGAATTTCCAAATGGTGTATACGCATATTTCTCAACTGTTGGATTAGGTACTGGTACAAACAAATTAGAAGGTATATATCCTTATTTTATAGGTAATACTTATCGTTCACCATTTATTGCAGAGAATCAATTACTAGACCAAGATTTTGATTTTAATAATTCTGGTTTAAGAAGAAATACATTACCTTATAATGTAGATGAAAGTTTTGCTGGAAATGATTTTGTAATAGAATCATATGAAGGTATTAGGCAGATTTCTAAAATAGAAGCTGTTACTGAGGGTGGTGTAGATGCAGTGAATATACTTAATGGAGGTGATGGTTATAAAGTCGGTGACTTGACAGAATTTGATGATGCAGGTACAAATGGTTCAGGATTCCGTGCTGAAGTTAATGAAATAGTCGGTATCGGTATTTCCAGTATTAATACTGTTTTAACAAGTTTTGAAAATGCAGTATTTGAATGGAAGAGTGGAAACGAAGTTGTAGCAAATTACTTACCATTTATTGAATTAAATGATAAAGATTCAGTTTCTATATCAGGATTAAGTAGTTCAATAGTAAATCTAACTGATTCATTTAACGTTGGTGTAAAGACTGATAGAATTGGTCTTGCAAAGAGTATGACTGTCGGTTCTGTTGGTGGTTTAATTCAAGATATTTTCGTTACTAGTATACCAAATTCAGTCGCTATCGGTGGATCATTAAGAGTTGGTTCAGGTAATGTAAGCAATATAAGCGATATTGAAACTTTACAGGTACTAAATGTTTACCCTCTCAGAAAAGTTATTAGAGTTCTAAGACATACAGGTATCGCTCATACTTTAGGGTCAAATATTGATGTTTTAAATAATCAAATTAGCATTCCAGTACAAACTAAAAAATTTGAATCAGAAGTAAATGATATTATCTACTTTAATTCACCTCAATCAGTTGGTGTTGGAACTACTTCTGGTGGAGCGACTAGTGTTGATAGAGTTGTAGGAGAGATTGTAGAGAGGACATCTATACCCACTAGAACTATTCATATACCAAATCATCCATTTAAAACAGGTCAAGAACTTACATTACATAAAAGAGTTGGTGCAAATCGTTTTGATGTAGGTCGTACACCTTTAGTCACTGAATTTAAACTTCCATTTCTTGGTGCTAATGCAACCACAGTATATGTAATTGATAAAGGTGAGGATAATATTGGTTTAGTTACTACTAGAGTTGGAATTGGTAGTACAAGTGAGGGATTATTCTTCTATAGTAATGGTTCACAATCAGGAATTTCTTCAGGATTATATAATTTCCAAACATCAAAACAACAAGTAACTGGTAATATTGACAAAATTGTAACTACAGTATCAACAAATGTTGCAGCAGCAAATACCACAACTCATAATTTGGTTGAAGGTGATACCATCAAACTTAATGTGGTTCCTAATTTAAATGTTGGTCTTGGCAATACATCACCTATATCTGTTAATTATAACGAAGCATTTGAAAAGTTAATTATAAATCCAATATTGTTTAATGCTGCTGATGTTGAAACAAATCAAATTGATATAGTTGATCATGGTTTTGAAACTGGTGATAAAATATTTTATGATGGTGGAGCAACTGGATTGAGCACAGGTACTTATTTTGTAAACAAAGTAAGTAGCAGAAGATTTCAACTTTCCGAGACAATCGATGATAGTAGAGCAAATCCAGTAAGAATTGTAAGTATAACTGCAAATACTGGTGGTGATAATCAATCAATAGGATTAATAAATCCAAGAATTGATGTTGTTAAAAATTCAAAATTAAATTTTGGATTAACAAGTAGCACATTATTAAATTTTGATTTCAAGTTGTTCTATGATAGAGAACTTACAAACGAATATTTAAGTTCACAAGATTCACCCACATTTAATGTAGGCACTGGAGGAACTATCGGTATAGGAACTAATAACACCGATCCAATAGGTGCTGCATTGACAGTACAATACTCTACATCTTCGCCTGGTAGATTATACTATGGACTAACAAAAGGTGGGTTCATAAGCACAGCAGATACTGAAGTTTCTAATTATTCTGAGATTCGATTTATTGATAGTAAGTATAATGGTGAATATAAAATATCAAATGTCACCGCTGATACTTTTGATATTTCACCTAAAATTCCTGAATTTTTAAGTTATACATCTAGTCAATGTGAAAAATTAGAATATTCTACAAAGTCAACAGAGGTTCATGGTGCGATCAAAAATTTAAATATTATATCGCCAGGATTTAGTTATAAGAAACTACCACAATTCAAATCAGTTAAGAGTACAAATGGAACTGATGCAAACATCATTGCATCCTCAAGAGACATAGGAAGAATCAAAAAGATAAGAATTGTTGATATTGGTTACGAATATTCTTCAGATAAAACTCTAAGTCCAGAGGCATTTATATCACCCGTTGTTAATATTGATAATCTTGATATTATAGACTCAGTGAATATTGTCAGTGGTGGTGCTGATTATATGAGTACACCTAATTTAATCGTATTTAATCCAATATCAAATACTGTTGTTGACACTCTTTCATTACAAGCATTTACACCTAATCAAACAATATCTAAAGTTGACGTATTATCACCTGTTACAGGACTAGATTCTGTTGTACATAAAATTATTTCAATCAATAACTCTAATGGTGTTGGAATTAACTCGGTTCAAATTAGTAATTCAGGAGTTGTAACTTGTTTCCTTGAAACTCCGATTAATGGATTTGATGACCAACCTTTTGCTATTGGAGACCAAGTTTATGTTGAAGGTATACAAAGAGTTGGTGAAGCAGGAATAGGTGCTACACAAGGTGGAATATCCACTAATACAACTGTCGAAGGAACTGGTTATAACTCTGATAATTATAATTACCAATTC